TCCAAAACGGCCGATTCCCGAGCCGCTCCGCGCATTCCTTTAGACAGTGGTTTCGTGTTCGCCCGCACGTTGACAACCAGTTCGCCTATCGTCGCCATTTGTTCGCCTTCGCCTCGATCTGTGCCAGTGCTTGGGCAGGGGTCATGCGTTGCTTGCGTCGTCGTCGTTGCTTGCCAGGCACAAAGTCTGTTGGCTCTACGTAGTCAGCCTGTCTCAACTTCTTACCGCCGTACGATGCCGCAATTGCTGTGATGCTATTCTGTGTCGTCGCTGCAATTATGCCAGTCTGTAGCCAACCATCGTCGAACGGTTCAATCGTGCTATATGCGATCCACTCGTCGAACTCTTGCGGCGTCATCTCGTCCAGCATGTTGTCCACATCCACCCGACCGACTGCCTTCGCTAAACGGAAGGCGAAGCGTCGGCGGGTGTTGCTTCTGAGTTTTTTGCCAGTACCTCGATATCCGCATCGGTAAAACCGCAATGCTCGCGGCAGATATCCGCCAGCGCATTAGTCACTACTGCATCGACGCCGCCAAGGACCTCTTTGTCCGCATCCGAAAACAGTCGCTGTCCTTCTGCATTACAGACACACAGGACAATCAACCGCACCTTGCCATCGACTAGATTCGTCGCTTTACCGTCGGAATCTAGGAACCCTGCTTCATATTCCGACCGCTCTCGCTCCGTCAAAGATCGCACACGAACCGTCCCTACGCCGGGGATAGACACATCCGCGTACCGCCTCTTATTGGCTGCAAGTATCTGAGACTTGTCCGCGTATCCGTTGGTCTCACTCATCGTCATTGCCCTCCAATGCGTCTAGTGCCTCTTGTGATATCTCAGGTGGCGGCCCAGCCGTTGGCGATTCCTTGCCATGCCTGGCCAACAGTCTCGCCTCTATTTCCGTTTGCTCCACTTCAGACACTGGCTTGATCAATTGGATGTAGCTGCCCGGCTCGTGGCCAACGTACCCAACGTGCAAGCCATCCACGAAAATACGATCCTGTTTCAAGTCCTCGCTCTCGCCGGTGGCAAGGTTCATTCCGACGTGGGGTACAAACGCTATCATGATACAGTGCTCACGGTATAGGTTGGGCCTGTCTGACCATCCAGATCGAATGTCAGCGTTTGACGTTGCAGTTCGTTGCGGATGAGGGTTGGGAACGTCTGGCTGGTAAGCGTTGCGGTACCTGCGTACGTGGCTGCAGCGGACTCACCAGTACGAGTCGGGAACGTCGCCGTCAGCGTGGCATTAGTTCCAGTGGTGATCGGCGTCGAGGATGTATTAAACAACATCGTTACAGTCACCGTGCCACCATCAACCAGGTCCCCCACGACTTTCTCGACAAACCCCGTTGTGCCCAGATATGAAGAGTCGAGCATCTCGATTGTCTGCTCGCCTAGATCGACCTCTTGCAATAGGCCGACGATACCCGTGAACGCTACCGTTGCGCCCAGTCCAGTGTCAACTACAGCGGCAGCCATGATATGTCCTCCGATGGAAGGTTAGGTTTGCTTTCTGAGTTTACGCAGCAGTCGCTCGTTAGTATCTTTGTATTTCTTGGCCGCCGCGTTTACGATGTCTCGCTTGTGCAGCCGTACGGCCAATTTCACTACGTCGTCAAGACCCTCGAATCCTTTAAGTGGTCCCTGGCCTTTTTTGGAATACGTCCCCAACGTGAACCAGTGAATGTTCTGCTTACCGATGCCAACACCTTTTAGAGTCTTATCCGCAGATCGTGCGGCTGCTTCTGCTTTTCGTTTTTTCGTTTGCTTCCCGGCACCGAGACCGGCCTTGATCGTCCACTCGCCCTTGACTTGCTTGACACCACCGCCGACCGTCTTTCGTAGGGCCGCTTTGATGCGTGTCTCGATTGATAACGCTGTAATCTGATGCCGGATATGTTTCGCCGTCTCACGCATCCCCGCTTGTAAACCAGCCCGCCCAGCCTTCTTGATGATCTTGTTCGCACTGGCAAGGTTACGGGTGTACCCTTCAAGCCCACTGATGCTAACAGTCTCAGCCATCCGTCACCGCCCCTCGTACCATTGCAGTTCAAAGCTCATGTTCGTGTCATACCAGTGTGCGTTGGAGCCCTCGGCCTTCGGGGTGATTGATGGTATCTGCCCAAGCAGCGTTGCTTTAAACGTCGTGCTAACCGCACGCAATGTGATGGTGTCCCCGTCTCTCTCCTCGACCGAGCCGCTACCCCGCGTCACGACACGCATAACTTCCGTCCCCGCATAACCCGCCAGCCCGGTCCCGGGGTCGGTACCATTGAGCCGCACCGCCTCGGATAAGTCACGCGATGCCTTCCGTGTGTCCGCTCGGCAAATCAGGTTGACGACGCCAACTGTCTTGCCGCCCTTGCCCGCCAAATCCGTCTCCTGGTCTTCGCTATCGAACTCGAACACAATGGCTGGAATCGTCTCCGTCCGAAACCACTCCGACCATATCCGCGTCCCCACTATGTCGGTGACTTCCGACATTGCAAGCAAAGCATCGCGGAGTTCTTTTTCAATGTTCATCTGTTATGCGATTTGTACGCCAGTCGTAATAATGCCGAGCTTGAGTATCTTCGTTGTTGTAGCGACACCAAGAATAACCACATAGTTCGTTGCTGCCAAATCCGCCCACGGACAAATGGCACCAGCTGTAGTTGACTGACAGTATACGGTCCCAACTGTCAGTATAGCCGTGCCGAAATCAATCAACCCACTCGTGACAACGTCTACCGGTTGCCCCGCCGATGCACCGTTTAGCGTAATGCCGTAGACGTCATCAATTTCAGAGTTTGCGGCTACGGCTGTCGTATCACAATCGGCCTCGTAAAATTTGCTGTCGGTGGTTTTCTTGTAGACGGTTTCGCCTGCCGTCAGCGTCATGCCTGTGCCAGCAGTGCCCGCTTCGGTTGTCGCGCCGCCTACTTTTGCCACGCCGGAAGCAGTGATTGTTAGATTAGCCATAGTTAGTTCCCTTCTGTTACCTCAGTAGCCCTTATCTCGAGTTCGATATTCTTTTCCTCAAGATTCACCACCGAGTCAAAATTGAATATACGGTTATTCCACAACGCCCGCCAACGTGTTGTAACATCATCGCGGTATAGTATCGCAATCATGTGAGTAGTGGTTGCTTGGTTGTTGTCCGCTACCCATTGTTCGCGTGCCGTTAGTGGTTCAATTCCCGCCCATACCTGCACACCTTCATCTACCGCTTCGATCGCCTCGCCTTCGTCGCTTACTGTGTGCGCGATCTTTTGCAACGTGATCAGCTTACACCGCTTACCTGCACGGCTCATGCGTAGCCCCCCCAGTCCTCGAGGGACAGCAACATCTCAAGGCCCGCTGGCATGTTGGCTACAGTCGTGCCCGTGATTACTGGCTCGCGTTGCCGGAACCAATGCGCCACGAGAAACGCCACAGCGTGTTTGAGAGCAAGCGGCACATGTGCTGCAGTCGTGTACCCGCAGACAAACGTAACAACAACCGTGCCGTACGTGCCGGTTTTGGTGTTCGGCCACGTCACGCCGGACACCGGTTTGATGCGTGCGGGGCCGTCCTGCGTCGACAAGTCGGTCTGGTAGTCGTCGGTGGACAGTGTCTGGTCATCGCCCGCTGTATCGGTGTAGACAATGGACGTGATCGACGATACTGGCGGCTTATGGATGACGATCTCGTTCGGAAACCCATCCAGAGTCAGCGTCCACGTCGCCGAAAGTATTTGCCGGTCCAGCCGTTTCTCGATCGCATTGGTCGCACGGTCAATCAACGCATCGATGTAATCATCGTGATCCGTCGTGCCCGCTATGGAACAATGCGTCTTAGCCTCGTCCCGAGTAATCGGATCGAGCGTCGGTGCAACCGTTTGTTTGTAACTGCCTGCCATAATAGTAAAACCGGTCGCTGGAAGCTGGAATTGATAAACAGCAACCAGCAACCGGACAAAGCGGGTTTAGGGAACTGCACCAGCAGCGGGTTCGAGCACACCGCTAAGCTGGATCGTATTACTCGCAAAGTTGCGACCGAAGAAGTAATCG